GTGATCATGCCATCCGCCGCCCTCGTGAGGCTTATGTGCGCCACGGGACGCGGTATGTCAGCGTAGATCGGCAAGGCGACCATAGCGTCAGTCACGCCGCCATTCCTCCTCTATGTCGCTGGCGCATTCCTTCACGTGGTTGTCTATGTCTGGCATCGCCGCCTGGAAACCGTCGCGCATGTAGCGCACGGGCCGGATACCGCCACGATTATGGATAATCTTCCAGATATGGTGAGCAGTCATACCGTGCCGATGCGCCCAACCTTCTAGCTCGCCCTCTGTCGGCAGTGGCCGCTGGCCCAGGCCGCCCGGCCCCTCGTTGAAGTCTCCGATGCCAAACTCCACCGCCGCGCCATGTTTTGCGAGAGGGCCTATCTCCGCCCACTCCGGTATGGCGGCGCCGTCCACGTCGTAGCTGATGCCACTACGTAGCTGGCCGCGGTCCACCGGCGCGAACTCGCGGCCATACTTCTGCACCGCCAGGCTCGCCTTGGTGAACAGGACGCGAATCGGCTTGCCGAGCAAGGTGCCATTGTCGCGTGCCTTGGCAACCAACTCGCTCAGGCCCTCCACCTCCACCGCAATCATGTCGGCCATTACATCACCAGGTCGCGCATTAGCCGCGACAGCATCAGTTCCACGTCCGGGTCCAGACGGTCACTCAGGCGCATCTCCCCGAACGCTCCACCGCCGGCAACCCCCATCGGCGTCACGGCCCGCTCATAGAAGCGGCTAGCCTGGATCAGGCAGGCCGCGCGAACTTCACCTGCCCACTGGTCCTGGCCGCCCGTAGTACAGTAGCCGAAGACACCGACCAATTTGACACCCTTCTCGACGCCGACCGGGAAGGCGTAACTGCCATCGGGCGTGACGCCGATCTGCGTGTAGGGCTTGTACTCGCTGGCGGCGTTATGCGGCAGCAGGTCATAATCGCCCGTGGTCCACGAGCGTTCATAGGTCCGGTCGCCGTCTTCGTCTGTGGACAGACTGCTCAGGCTGAGTATGTCGATGCCCAGGTCGCGCTCCATCAGCACGCTGGCATCGCTCGCCGTGGCATACCGCGTGTCGCCACCGCTCGTGCTCGTCTGCCAGAACTGGCGCCCACAATGGCGGTCGATGGCTCGGCTGGCGGCATTGATGGCGATGGACATGCGGTCATCGCCAGACGTGTCGCTCGCACCCAGGCTGGGCACGAGCCAATCCTTCAACTCTGCCAGTGAGCAATACCCGCCGTAGATCGTGATGGCCATGCTAGACCGTCCGCAACTTTGCGTAGACCGTCAACGCCGTTGCCGCCACGTTGCCACCTGTCACACTGACCGTGAGCGGGTTGCACAGGGCGATGGGCACGACGCCACCAGAGCCGGCGGAGACGTTTGCCGTGGTCACCGCGATGGCACGCGGATAGAAGGCGCCGTCCGTCGGGCTGTTACTCACCGCGAGGATCGTCTTGGTGGGGCCAGACTCAGTGATGGTGACGCAGGTATCGCCGCCCGTCTGGCCATAGTCCAGGTAGACTTCCTCCAGGTAGCCGGACGGGAATGGCGAGAACGTGCCGCTGCCCGTACTCGCACCGGCGGCGATGGCCACCACCAACTTGACCAGTTCCAGGCTCACGGCTCCTGCCTCCCGCGCGCCTCGGCTGGCGCCGCGTCCCGGCGCTCCTTTGGCGCGTGCACCATGCGGTCATGCGGAGGTGCGTCTAGGGCACGCAGTGTGCCGGGCGCCTCGTTCTCGATACGCTGGGCATCCTCGGCTGAGAGGCGGATGGTCTCGCCCGCCAGCCATGGCCCCAGGCGCTTACTCGCGTAGTTCCTGGTCAGCCTGTATCGGCCCATTGGGTACCTTCACCGCCTGTTGGACACCCTGGACACCCCGCATGTATTCTGGTGTGCGGTTATCGTTCGTGGGCAGGACACTAGGTGCTGCTATGCGATTATCTGCCGGCCCTGCCATCACTTGTGTGGCTACGGGGGCGGCCCCATTGCCGCCCCCTTCCCTACGCGCCTGCTCGATGGCTGCTTCCAGCTCAGCCAAACCGCCTTGCAACCGTGCCCGTTCCACCTCAACGGCCTTGAGCCGCTGGGCGGTGTCCACATATGTCTTCCGCAACCATTCGAGCATCATGGTGCCTCTCCTCTCGGCCCCTCTAGGCGGCGTTCGTGTAGAAGGGGATATACCCCGTTGACCCACTCGTGCCGTAGGTGATCGCGATAGCACCACCACTGGTGGTCCAGGTCTTCAGTTCCGACTGGCCACCGCTCAGGAAGACGAGCCGGGAAGCGCTCGCATCCCACTGCATGTAGCCGTCCGAAGTGTTGGCCCAGAAACGCACGTCAAAGCTCTTCTGAGTGCCGGCCGAGACTCCGAACTCGATACGCGTATCGTCCGCCGCCGGGAGAATGACGACCTGGCTACCATCCCAGGCGATGGTGACGTCGTTGCTGTCACCGAGGCGAAGTTGGTCACTGTCGTTCAAGAGGAAGCCACCGCTGTCGATGCTGAGTAGGTCCGCGCTCGCATCCCAGGTCAGACCGCCGGCGGACGTGCTACCCTTCACCACTACGTCGAACGACAACTGAGTACCAGCCGAGACACCGACCAGGAGCTTGGTGTCGTCGAGCACCGGCGTCATCACCATCTGGGCAGAATCCCAGTAGGCGAGCACATCGCTGCCGTCACCGAACCGCAACTGGTCGCTGTCGTTGACGCGCACCCCGCCGCTATCCACGATCAGCGTATCGGCGCTGGCGTCCCAGTAGAGACCGCCGGCAGAGGTGCTGCCCTTGATATCCACGTCGAATGACAGTTGGGTACCGGCAGACGTACCAAGGGCAATCTTGGTATTCGCTGCGGCGGGAGTGAGTAGCAACTGGGACGCATCCCACTGGATGACCACGTCGTTGCTGTTGCCGAGGTTGATCGGGCTCGAATCCTGCCAGGCGATGCCTGCTCCACCACTCGCATAGAGCAGGCTGGCTGAGGCATCCCACCACATGTACTTGGTGGCGGCGGAGCCGTACAACCAGACGTCCATGCTGAGAGTGCCGTTGCCGATCTTGAAGATGGTGTTGTTGGTCGTCGGCAGCATGTCCAGGTCGGTAGCATCCCACGCTATCGCCACGTCGCCGACAGCCCAGTCGGCCCCTTGCGCGCCATCACCGAAGCGCAACTCGGCGTTGTCGCGCAGTTTGACTACATCCTTTGTGAGTACTCCAATGCGCTCGACGGGCATGTTGCCCTCCTAGTCCATGTCGCCAAGGGGCACCATGTAGGCAGCCACGAAGTAGCTGCCCGCAGTGGAGTCCACGAGTTGCACGTCGATAGTATCGGCGGTCAGGAAGCCCTTTCCGCCATTGGCGACATAGACCGCACCAGAAGACCCGCCACGTACTGCGAGTGTGCCGTCGGAGACAAGTGCCTGAATGGCCGGTATCCAGCCGTCCGGGTCATCGCCGTCTCCCACGTCGACGTATCCACCCGTGCTGAATGCGGCAGTCACCTTGCCGATGACACGCTGGACGAATGTATTGGCCGGGATAGTGATAGCCCCAACCGTCGTGCCCGTATCGGCATAGGTGATGTCGCGGCTGCGAATCCAGTACCCGTCGAACTTGGGGTTACCCGCGAAAGCCATGGCTCACCCCCTGCCTATATGCCCGTGATGTCGTACAGGACGGCGGCCCACTCGATCCCACTGGCCGCGCCCGTCGGTGTGTACCGACCGAACCCCATGCGCAGACTGTGGACAATGCGCGTCTGGTCGCGAGCAGGCAGCCTCTCAGTCTCCGTCTGCACGCGCCGGCGCCAGCCAATCACACAGCCGTTGCGGTTGAAGGCGACAACCTGGCCACACGTGGTGGAGCCGGCGGCGTTCACGCAGCCGTCAGTCTCCGTCCGCTCCAGGGCGGGAGTGCGGATCAGCGGGTTCTGCCCGACACGGCCAACCTGCCCCGTGAGCACCACGGCGTTCTGCGCGAACTTGTCCACGCTCACGAAGTCGTCGAGCTTGTCGATGGCGTCCCCAGTCCAGGGGTCGCACGCGTATATCCAGTCGTTTGCCGCATCAGGGTGCGACCAGTCATGCTTGTAGGTCGCGTCGATAGAGTAGGTCCGCATGCCCAACAGCGCGTCCAGTGTCACCGCAGCGCCATAATTGATGGCGTTGTTGGTGTTGTCCACCAGGCACGAACGTCGAATACCGTCGAATGCCAGGTAGTGCTTCGTCGCGGTGGGCGCCGCATCGTGGTTGTTGACGTTGCCCGTGCCGGCCGTCTCGGTGTCGCCATTCAGGACCAGCGAGTCGGAGTAGAACGCCAGGGACTTCTCGTTCTGTGCCCGCAGGAAGGGGACGAACGGCATGATGCTGTCCTCTTCCATCTCGCCCGACCACATCTGGTAGATCACGAACTTCTTTGCCGCCACCGAGACGCGCTGCGAGCCTGTCTTGCTGGTGCCGTATTCAGCGCTGTTGCTGGCGACGGATTCACCGACGAACAGCATCTCCGGGAAGTCCACTTCCACCGGCAGGTAGACTGTGGGCGCGGTCATTTCGAAGGTATTGATCAGCGGCGAGATGCGCGCCTTGTTGCGCGACGCTTCCCACATGGTGCCCACGTACTGGGCACCGATCAGTTGCGAGCCATAGCCGCTCTCGGCAGTATCCATGGCGCGGATCATGGCACGGTACAGGTTGGTGTCCTGCCATGCACGCTCCCCGCCGCGGGCGATGAGAGCAGCGTCGCTGCCGCGGAACTCGGCCTTAGGGATACGCGGGTACATGTCGTCGATCTCGGCGCGGTCGGTCCTGCGCACTTCGTCGGCGCTCAGATAGACGGCCTCACTGATGGCGTCGAAAGCCTTGGTGAGTTCCTGCGATGGCCCCTTGCCCATACCGCTCTGAGCGCGGGCAGACATGAGGTCGTACAGGAACTCCACGTCCTGGACGCTATGGCCCCAGCGGGCGAACTTGCTGCCAATGAGGCCGGGCGCCGGCTTGCCGAAGCGGAACTTGCGTGCCTGCTCCGGGTCGTTCTCCAGGTTGGCGATGCTGTCCGTGACGATCTTGCGGACTTGCTCCTCAGTCATGCCGGACGGCATGGCTTCGATGCGGTCATACACTGCCTTTATGAGGGTCTCGGTTTCGGTCATGTCCGTGACTCCAGTTTCTCCAGGATGCCCTGGAGGATTGTGTCGGTCTCTGTCGCCGGCCTGCTCTGCTGCTGCGCTGCCCCATCATCACCATCATCGGCCCCCTGGGCCGCCGACGGCTCCGGCTTGCGCAAGGCCACGACGCGAACGCCGATGGCCCCCCGCTTCGCCAGGA